CATCTTAGAGAAAACAATCGTATAAGAGCTGTAATTACTAACCCTGAAGGTATGTTTGAAAGTACAAGTATTCCTACAACTATATTATTTTTCGAAGATTCAGAAGAAATAAGTTTCTTGAATTGCAAAAATTTTTTTATAGAAGAAGAAAGAAAGCAAAAAGGAGAAGATCATACTAAAAATAGAGTTTATACAAAAGTATCAAAAACCTATTCTGACGAACAGATAGCAACAATATTGTCTTGTATAACAGAAAAAAGAAATATAGTAAATTTATCTAGAACCATTAAAAATACTGAAATACAAGAAGAAAATTGGCAACCACTACGGTATATTGAAACAAAAACAGAAGAAAAATATAACAGAAGCTATGAAGATATACTCACAGATTTACAGAGAGTGATGATTCAAAAAAATGAAAATAAACTCACTATAAATGAAACGTGGGCAAAAGAAATCGGATTTTTAGAAGTTTTTCAAAATGCTACTAAATCTGATGAAACAACTAAAGAAATAAATAAAACAATAAAAGAAGTTTTAAAATTAGAAATCGAACTTCCAACTCAAAACTACATAAGGACAACAAAAAGCAAAGAGTTAAAAATTGAGAATATGGATAAAGCAGAAATTACGTCACTTATGTTGATGACTTTGAACACGTGGAGAACTATGATTCATTTTCTCAACAATGAAGAGAACAGATATTTGACAGAATTAAGAGATAAAATGTTGCCTGATTTGATGAGTGGCAACTTAAAAATCTGAAAATAGGAGGGATTATAAATGGCAAAAAAAGTAATTAAGTTAATTAGTATGAGAAGAGAAAACAAATTAAACAATAACGATAACATTAAAAGCCCCAAGCATTACAAACTTGAAGGACTTAACATAGAAAGTATTGATGTAATCAGGGCAACACTTGGAAGGGAAGGCTTTAAAGCGTTCTGCAAAGGGAACATCATGAAATATTTAATCCGGGCAGAAAAGAAAAATGGCTTAGAAGATTATAAAAAAGCACAGACTTATCTAAATTGGTATTTGAAAGAATGTGAAGAGCATGATTAAACTTGAATTACCAGTTTACTGGCAGACTAGAAAGAATAAAATAACTCTAATGAGCTTAAACTGGTACAGGAATGAGAACGAACATGTAAAAAATAAAATTAAGCATGAATATCATGACTTGATAAGATTAAAACTTTTAAAAAACAAAGAAAAAATAAAAGGTAAATATCAGGTCCGATACCGTTATTTCTACAAAAACTCAGGAAGTGATCTTGAAAATGTAGCTTCAGTAATCGGAAAATTTCTGAATGACGCATTAAAGGAACTGGGGATAATTGTAGATGACAGTGTTAAATATTTAGTCAATAGTCAACTAATAGTTGACAGTTGTGATAAAAAAAATCCAAGAATGGAAATAGAAGTGGAGGAAATAGAATGACAAATAAGCAAGTTTACGGAATGATAGAAATGGTAGGAGAATTTTATCGTGCAATGGGCGATGGAGAATATATAGGAACTGGGAAGTACAAAAATATTGAAAGAAAAACAATGAGGGAAAATATATTTCATGAAGAACTAACCGAGTTCATAGAAGCTAGTTATTATAAAAGGGAAAATTTAAGAAAAAAAAGGCAATTAGATGCAATCTGTGACATGTTATATGTTGCAGCTGGAAATCTGCTTGAAAACAGTAAAAGCATTGAACATGCTAAAACTAGATGGCTTAAAGGTGGAATTTGGGAAACAACAACGTCAGAGAAAATGAGAAAAAGAACTGATTTTGACATGAATACAGTCTATGAAGCTTTTAAGGAAGTCCATAGAAGCAACATGACAAAGGTGTGCAAGGATGGAACAGTATTAAGGCGTGAAGATGGGAAAATCATAAAGCCTGATACATTTGAAGAGCCTAATTTGGAAAAATTTCTTTAAGGGGGAGTTATGGAAATACTGACAAATACAAAGTTCTTACAGACAGTAGTTATGTTATTTAGCCTTTATCTACTGTATAGAATGAATAAAAAATAAGGAGGAAATATGCAAATATACGAAAGCTGCATTAGTAACATATACATAGCGGAAGATGGATATAATCCTGGTGTATGTGGTTTCTGTGGAGATACAGATAACTATCTCGGAAGTTACAGAAAAGGTAATGTTCAGAGTATTTCAGAAGTTCTGATTGATTTACTGCTTGAATATAACGAAGAATATGTCAGAGAAATATTTAAGGAAATCAGTCTAATGGAGAAACTGAATGCAGAGCAAAAAGCAGAAATAAATGAATTGATGGTAAAAGAGTTCAGAAAAAGGATAGAAACAATTTTTGGATAGAAGGAGGAAAACAATGAATGAACTTGTAAAGATAGAAAGTAGAGGAGAAAAACAAGTTATAAGTGCAAAGGAACTATACGAAAAATTAGAGATGGACAAATCACATTGGAAAAGATGGGCAAAAAATAACATTGAAACAAATGATTTCTTTCTTGAAAATATAGACTATGAGGGGTTCGCCTCAATGGCGAACGGTAATGAAACAAAAGATTACTGGATAACAATTGAAATGGCAAAGCATTTATGCATGATGTCGAGAACAACAAAAGCACATGAAATAAGAGATTATTTTATAAAAATAGAACAGGCTTGGAATACGCCCGAAATGATTATGAAAAGAGCTTTGGAAATTGCTAATAAGCGGGCAGAAGAAGCAACAAAAAAACTGTTGGATAACAAGCATAAAATAGAGTTTTACGAAGATGTTGCTGGAAGTGATAGTACCGCAGAAATAGGAACTGTTGCAAAAATACTTGGATTTAAGAATGTTGGAAGAAATATATTATTTGATATTCTGCGAAAACAAGGCATTCTACAGTCAAACAATATCCCTTATCAAAAATATGTTGACAATGGTTATTTCAGAGTTATTGAAAGCAAATGGAACGACTACATTAGTGGCGATGTAAAAATATCATTTAAGACAGTTGTGTATCAGAAGGGAATTGAATATATTGCTAAATTATTAAGAGAACTAGGTTTTCAGAAAATCGAGGTGGCATAGATGATAGAAGAGCAAGAAGCGAAACAGGAAGAGCGAGCAGAATCGATAAAAAATAAATTAAGAAATAAAGGAAATATAGAAAAAGATGAGTATGATTTTTGCAAAATTAACAGAAGACTTTTTGAAAATATAAGATTTAAGAAAATTAGAAAGGCGGATAAAAAATGGCAACAATTGAAGTAGACAGACTGAACTGTGAAATAAGGTTGCTGTATCCAACTAACGAAAGTGTCAAAAAACTTGCGGAATGGCAAGAAGAAATCAATAATTATCCAATTAAAATCATTCCTCAGAACACGATAACAATGGAACAGATGAAACTGTTATATGTACTTTTTAAACAGTTCAGTGAGGGTATAGAGTGGTATGATTTAGGATATACTAAAGACTATTTAAAAGACATGTTCAGCGGCATATATGAGATTGGAGATTTCAGTTTAAGTCCATTTAAAAAAAATCCGTTGACGCTGGAACAAGCTACTGAATTTATCCAGTTCATAATAGAGCATGGAATTGAGAATAACATAAATTTATTTATTCAGGACAAAAATACAGGAGTAAAAAGGCATATAAGAGAGATAGTGCCTGATATTCAGAGATACGTAATCAGATGTCTGAGGGAAAGAGTATGTTGCGTATGTGGAGAAAAGCATGACTTTAAGAATGGAAAAATAGTGGACTTGGAACATTATGACAATGTCTCTAGCACAGCTACAACTTATGATTTAGATGATGGACTACAGAGCAGATTTTTAACATTGTGCAGAAAACATCATATGGAAATACATAACATACCAAAAAAAGAATTTATAGAAAAATATCATTTGCAACCTGTTTGGTTAAATGAACAGTTAGTATATGAACTACTTGACAAATATCCAAATCACTTTAAGCTGTTCAGAAAAAGACTGAAAGAAGGATACTATGATGACATAATAGTAAAGGAGAAAATAAAATGATAAAATTTTTAAAAATATATTTGTTAGGAATTACAATAGTTTTTGCGTTTTTAACAATAGTTGAAATAATAGCGAAAATACACGAATATAGAAGAACTGGCAGATGGAACAGTCATAAATTTGATTTTAAAAAAGCTATATATTTTTCACTATATAGTTTCGGATTCTTCGCTATATGGTTACATGACACTATTGGAGATAATTTTTATATATAAAAAATAACAGGACAATGGCAGTTGAATATTTTGGGTCTTAGGGTATAATATAATACAATATTATACTTAGGAGGAAGAAAAATGGTTGATTTTTCAGGAGTAGCAGTTACAATGCAAAAATTAAATAAAAAATTTAAAAAAGCACAACAAAATTTGTGCAAGTCACTAGAAAAATTAAATAAAAATCAAGAAAAGACCAAATAAAACTGGTCTTTTTTGATTGAAAAAGAAAGGAAGATAAAATGATAGATAAAATAATACAAGCATTGAAAATAACATCTTTGGCTTTTGTGATTATAATTTTCTTTTTTTCAACAATTATAATTCACAATGCAAAAGATTTAATTACAGTAGTAAAATACTTTGGACTGTACATAATGACGGCAGTACATGTCCTGATATGCTTTAGTTTTAAGAACAAGGATTAGGGGGATTAATTAGTGAAAAAAGCTTTAAAATGTAAATTCTGCAAGAAAAAGAAAATGGAATATGAACTGGAAGGGGGCAGATTCAACTATGATTTTGTATGTCCAAGGTGCAAGAAAAGGAATATTGGAACTATAGTTGAAAAAAGTAAATAAAAAAATGTTGACAAACGGTACGATATTTTTGTATAATCATATCGTACTGTTATAGAGGAGGAAGAAATGGGAAAAAGAATTTTAAATGTTTCCTATTCTAAGAGTGGTGCTGGTAGTATAACAACTAGATTATCTATTCCCAAAAGTATGTTAGATAAAATGGGAGTTACTCAAGATAATCGACAAATAGAATTAGAATTTGATGAAACTACCAAGGAAATCACAATTAGAAAAGCGAAATAAAAAAACTCCTTAAACCTATAACAGTTCAAGGAGTATACAGTTATAATAACTGGTAAGCACTTTTATTATACTGTATAAACTCCAAAAAATCAATAATTTTGAGGAGGAAAAAACATGACATTTAAGGAAGAACTAGGCTTTGAAATTACAAAGGTATTTTTCAATGATTACAATGAGGAGTTAAAAGAGGAAGAGAAAGTATTTTCAAAAGAATTTTTAAAAGTGGAAGATGAACTGAAAAAGATAGGGAAGAACTTAATAGAATTTGAAAAAGTTCTGGACAGCTATATTGAAAAATTGAAAGTGGAATATTTTAAAGCAGGTACAAAAATGACAGAACTTGTATACAACTCTGATGTAAAAGAAGCATTAGAAGAGTTGGGAGCATAGTATAATAGGAGGATAAAATATGAATGAATTACAAATAATAGAGAAAACAGAATTTTTAGGAAAAGAGATAATAATATATGGAACAGTGGAAGAACCATTATTTAAAGCAGATGATATAGCAAAATGGTTAGAACATTCTAATGTTAGTAAAATGCTTGAGAGTGTAGACAAAAGTGAAAAAAGGAAGATAGAAATAGGCACTCTAACTAATAGTTATAGTGCTTGGTTTACAACAGAAGATGGGCTTTATGAGCTATTTATGCTTAGTAGAAAACCTCAGGCAAAACCTTTTAAGAAAAAAGTAAAAGAAATGTTAAAGTTAGTTAGAAAAACTGGAATGTATGCAACAGATGAACTGTTAAATAATCCTGATTTGGCAATAAAAGCCTTTACAAGATTAAAAGAGGAGCAAGAGAAAAGAATGCAATTAGAAAAACAAATAGAGGACCAGGCTCCAGCAGTTGCTTTTGCAAATTCTCTGAGTGTGTCAGATGATTGCATTTTAGTAAGGGAAATGGCAAAGCTTTTGAAACAGAAAGGAATAAATACAGGAGAAGATAGATTATTTAAATATTTTAGAGCTAATGGATATTTGATTTCAAAGAAAGGCTCAGACTGGAATTTACCAACACAGAAATCAATGAACTTAGGATTATTTGTAATAAAAGAAGGAACAAGACAGTCAGCTTCAGAAGGTGTAAAAATAACAAAGACACCGAAAATTACAGGAAAAGGGCAACAATATTTCATAAATAAATTTTTAGGATAAGGAGAGATAATATATGAATTTTAAATATGACAGTATAGAATTAGTGAATGATAATAATAAAAGAGTGCTAATAAAGAAAGAAAGCAGAAAAATAATCAGTAGGATAAAAAATATTTTCAAAAAAGAAAAATAATTCTTGTTTTTTCTTTGAAAAAGCTTAATGTTGTGGTATAATTTATTGAATTTTAAAAAAGGAGTTGAAATCTGATGACAATGAGAAGTTTCAGTGTTAAATTAGCTTTATTTTTTGCTTATTTCATGTCTATTATATTTTTTGTTTTTCCGCCATTTTTGATAGCAACAATAATATTTCATGTGAGTTTGAGAAGAAAAGAGAAAAAATTTAGAGAAGAACTGGAAAGCATAGGCTTTAATAATTACAGGGAAATAGAAACAGGGAAGTATAAATATCTAATATTCAATGATGATGGTCGATTTATGGAGACAATTCATAGAAAATATGAATTATTTGATATAAAAGATTATAATGTAGAGTTTGAAGTTCCTAACAAAAATAATCAATCTGTTGATGTTTTAGCCGGATACATGTTGGCTGGAAGTTTAGGAGCATTTGTAGCAGTAAATAAACCTTGTTATCTGATTTTAAGAAAAAAAGGTCAAGAAAATTTTACAGAACCAACGAAATATGTAATATGTGGTAAAAAGTCAATAGAAAATATGTATAATCTTTTAGTATTTTTCAAGGAAAAAGGATATATATAGAATAACTTTAAACTGTTGAAAAATATATATAAAAGTGGTATAATATTAAAGAAATAAAAAATAAAAGAATATATTGGATAATTTTATCCAGAGCATCCCAAGCGGATCTGTTGCGTAGCAATACGTAATAGGTTCGCTTTTTCTTTTTTCAGAAAATTACAGGAGGAAAAGGAATGTGCATGAAAACATAAAATTAATAATAAAGAATGAATATGAAAATGGGACAAGTATGAGTGTTCTGTCTAAAAAATATAATATTGGTTTAAGCAGAATAAAAAAATGGAGTTCTGAAGGGAAATGGGTTAAAAAAAAACAGAATAAAGTAACCAAAAACAAAAGTAACCGAACTAAAAAAAGTAACCAAAAACAAATGGTTACTCTATCAAAAGAAACACAGATAAAGTCGGATATTATCAATAATCTTTCAAAAAAAGAGATTATAGAAAAAAATGACATTTCAGAGAGTACCTATTACAGAAATAAAAAAAGTGTAAGAGCTATCCAGATAGAACAGAGTGAGAAAATCTTAAGATTCATAGCTGAGGAAAAATATTCAGATGCAAAAGAAAGATTAATAAAAATATCTGAACAGAAAGAAGAACTCGAAAAAAAATTATTAGATTTATCAATAGATGAAAAAGAGAAGATGCAACTGATAATGACAAGATTGAGTTTATTAAGAGAATTTGAAAAGGAAATAAAAAATGGTGCAAGAGTTATAAATGATTATAGAAGAGCAGACCTTGAACAACAACTTGAGAACGAGAACCTTATAAGAGAAAAGATAGAACTAGAAAGAAATAAAAATGGGAAAATTGAAGATGAAGAACAGGTTGTGATAATAGATGACACAGATAAAAATTAAAGATGTTATCGGAAAAAATTATGACATTTTCTGGAATGATAAACATTTTTACAGAGTTGTTAAAGGTTCGAGGGGTAGCAAAAAAAGTAAAACTATAGCAATCAATATGATTTACAGAATTATGAAATATCCCGAAAGTAATTTGCTTGTTATAAGGCGTGTATTTAATACTTTAAGAAACAGTTGCAGAGCAGACTTGATTTGGGCAATTAACAGATTAAAAGTAAATCATTTATGGAAGATTCCAAAAGGAGAACATACATTAACTTATTTACCAACCGGGCAACAGATTTTATTTGCCGGGTTAGATGATCCGTTAAAATTAACGTCAATTACAGTAGCACAAGGATATTTAAATTTTGTCTGGATAGAAGAAGCTTTTCAGATTGAAAAACAGGAAATGTTTGAAACATTGGAAGAAAGTATAAGGGGTATACTACCCTCACATTTATTCCATCAGATTACTTTAAGCTTCAATCCATGGTCTGAAGATCACTGGCTAAGAAACAGATTTTATAACGATACTTATGATAGAGAATATACAGATGATTTAATATATGCAATAACTACGGACTATACAATGAATGAATTTCTTGATGAAGTAACTCTTAAAAGATTTGAGGAAATGAAAATAAAAAGACCTAATCGTTTTAAAGTTGCAGGATTAGGCGAATGGGGAATTGCAGAAGGTCTTGTATATAACAACTGGGAAGTACTGGAATTTGATCCTATAAAATTATTAAGAAGTGATTTTTCCTTAGAAGCGGCATTTGGACTAGATTTTGGTTTTACAAATGATCCAAGTGCATTTATAGCGGTAATAGTTGATTTGAGGAATAAAAGACTTTTCATATTTGATGAGTTTTATAAAAAACGCCTATTAAATAACGAAATAGCAGAAGAAATAAAAATAAGGGGATACTCAAAAGATGAGATTACAGCTGATTGTGCTGAAGCTAAATCAATAGAAGAGATTAGAAGTTATGGTATAAGTCGAATAAAACAGAGTTCAAAAGGAAAAGGAAGTGTGAATCAAGGAATACAGTATATTCAGCAATTCGATATATATGTGCATCCAAAATGCACAAATACAATAATGGAATTTAAAAACTATGTCTGGGAAGAAAAGAACGGAATAACGTTAAATAAGGCTGCAGATAATTATAACCACTTAATGGATGCATTACGTTATGCCCTCGAAAAATATAGCACAGGTGGAGTGCATAATATATTAGTTTAGGAGAAATCATGAGTAAAAAAAAGAAAATGAAACATAATGGATTTGCAAGTAATGCAAGGAATTCCACAAAAGGTTCAGGAAAAGATATATTAAACAGGCAAACTCCTGTTAAAAAATATTTAAATGATGAAACAATAGAAAATTTAGTTGGAAGTAACGATCTTGCAAAAATAATATTGAACGCTCCAATTGAAGACGTTCTAAAAAATGGGCTTAAAATTTCAGTTCTAAAATCAGATGGAACAGAAGACATAGAGAATACAAAAAAGCTTCTGAATAAACTTGATGAGCTTGATTATTTAGAAAAAATAATGGAGTTTATGGAAAAAGTTAGAAAATTTGGATATGCAGTAATGTATTTGAATGCATTTCATAATGAAGAAAAAGAAACATCTGATGAACTGGGAGAAAAATATCAGATAAAAGGATTAAGTGTATTTGACAAGACAGAAATAGTAAAAATTAAAGTTGAAAACTCTAAGTTAAAATTGAATTTTGGAGAAGTAACAGAACTTCAAGTAAAAAACTATTCTAATAACGGATATTACAATCAGTCAGTTAAGACAGAAATACATCCAAGCAGAGTTATTTTTTCAAGAATAAATGAACATAAAAGGTTGATAGGAGAATCTATTTTTACTTCTCTATTTGACAGAATGGTTATTTTAGATAGTACAGAATGGAGTATAGGACAGTTAATATACAGGGCAGTTTTTCTTATTTACAAAACAGATGTAAATACAATGGATAAAATAAAAGAAAGCGGTGGAGTTAGAGATAAGGAAAAAGAAATAAATGCTTCTACTTTAGCTGTAATAGGAAAAGATGATGAAATGCAAGTAATAAATTCTACTGGTGGAATAGATCCTGAAAAATATATAAATGCGGTTTTGACTATACTATCAATACACACTAACATCCCAAAACAGAGACTGGCAGGAAATACTCAAGGAACTTTAGCTGGTTCTGAAGAGGATGCAAAAAAGTATGCAGAGTATTTAAGAAGATATTTTAACAAATATATTCTACCGATAACAAATAATTTAATTGATAAAGTTTTAATAGAACTAAAAATAGACCAACGTTATAAGGTTGAATTACCTAACTTGTTAGAACCGACTGTTGCAGAACAGATTGATAATGATTTAAAGAGAGTTGAACTTGACACTAAAAAACTTGAATATCTTGAAAAAGCTTTGAATATAGTTTCAAATAATGAACTTATTGAGAAAAAAGATAAAATAGCTGAAATAATTAAAAAATTAGGTGAAGAAGATTTTGACTTTGAAGCATTGCTGAAAGAGTTGAGCTAAAATGATTGAATTTGATGTAGATATAAAAATAGAAAAAATGCTTCTGAAAATATTGAAAGGCAAGACAAAAAAGTTTCTGAAATATCTTGAAGAAAATAACATCAATGTTGATGATGAAGAGGAGATAGAGAAAGCACTCAAAAATTTTAAAGAAAAAGAGAACAGGACTATATTTGGAATAAACAAAGTCCTTTTAGCTTATACATTAGCATTGATAATTGATGGAATAAGTAAAAAGAATAAAGAAAAGTTCAAAAATAGAATAACTTCTGAATTATTTAAAAAATCAGTAGATTTAGCGGATAAAAGAATAAAAGAACTATATCTTAGTAGTGCAAAAAGAACAGCATACTATGTAAATGAAGTAATTAAAAAAGTAAAGACAGGGACAGAAGATTTTGTATTAAAAGATAAATGGCAGGAAGCAAAAGAAAAAGTGGAAGAAAGAATGGGTTACTCGGATTTGCTGAATTCAAATAATGTTTTAGGGGAAACTCAAGCGGAATATGTAAAAATCATTTTGGAAGAACTAGGAATAAAAGGATTTATATGGGTAACTAAACATGATGACAGGGTAAGGGCGAAACATTCATGGAGAGAAGGAAAATTATTTGATATGAATGGAAATTTGCTTAAAGGTGTGGGTGAAGACAGTGCAAAAATATTACCAAAACAAGAATGGGGTTGCAGATGTAGAATGGCTATAGATGAAAAAGCAATAGAGGAGGCATTGAACAATGTTGCATAGCAGATATAATCTTAATCAGTTTGAAAAACCAAAATTGACAGAAACGAATGAAGGATTTTTGCAGATAAAAGGAAATATATTAAAAGCAGATAGTTTTATGGAATATATGGACAAAGAAGGGGTATTAAAAGAAAAAATACCTAAGGACATTCTTTTTAGCGAAGAAACTAAGAATTCGTTTTTGCATAAAAAAGTCACTTTAGAACATCCTGAAAAAAATGGGAAATTAACAATGATTAATTCTGAAAATGTTTCAGAATTTGGAAAAGGAACAATAATTGAAATTTTTGAAAATCAGGATTGTTTAGGAGCTACTTTGCAGATAGAAGATAAAGAAACTGTAGATTTTATAAAACAAAGATATGAAAATGGAGAAAATATCGAATTAAGTGCTGGATATATGGCAGAAACAGAGAATATAAAAGATAACCAGTACATTCAAAAAGATATCATAGCTAATCATGTAGCAATACTATCTGGGAAAGGAAGAGCTGGCAGCGATGTAAAACTTATATATAACTATTTAGATTATGAGGAGGAAGAAATGAAATTGAAATTTAATGGAAAAGAATTAACACCTGAGGAATTATTAGTGGAAGCTATTAATCTTCAAAAAGAAAGTGGAGAGTTTGAAGCAAAGTATAATGCTTTAGAAACTGAAAAAGAAACATTGACAGCAGAAAAAACGACTTTAGAAACAGAAAAGCAGGAATTAACAACAAAATATGGAGAATTGGAAACGAAATATAATAGTTTACTTACTGAAACAGAAAATAAGGAAATAATTTCTAAAGCTAAAGAAGTTTTAAATTCTGTTGATGAAAAAGAAGCAGTTGAAAAAATAATGGAAAAAGTAATCAAGGAAGTAAATCCAAAATACAATGCTAAAGAAAATTCTAAAGTAGAAGATTTGAAAGAAATGTTTGATTTCAGCGTAGAAACACTGTCTGAAATGAACAAAGAAACAAAAGCAAGTGAAAAAGGAAAATTTAATGAATCCGAAACAGGATTAACATTAAAAATTGACAATAGTTATTTTTCTAAAAAAAGAAATGGAGGTAATTAATTATGAAATTAGGACAAGAAGCATATTTCACTACTGACAGAAGAAGCAGAATATGTGATGTTATAGATGAAAAAATAACAATAGGGAAAGCTGTGCAATGGAGTACTACTGATGGAATGAGAGCAGTAAAACCGTTTACAACAGGAACATTCGCAGGAGTTGTTATGCATACAGATGATAACGATAAAGGAATTATAGAAAATCCAACAACTGCTTCAATTTTGCAATCAGGAAATATAGTTGTGAAAGTAGCAGAAAATGTTGCTAAAGGTGATAAAGCCGGAGTAAAAAATACAGGAGAATTTGTAAAAGCGGCAACAGGGACAGCAATAAAAGGATATTTTGAAACAACTGCTAAATCTGGAGAACTGGCAGTATTAGTATTAGAAGGGATTATATAAGGAGGGATATAGATGTTTAACAAATATAATAATAAGACATATCAATTAGCAACGGCATTTATGGTTTCGTTAGGAGTAGTTTTAGAGGAAAGAAAAGATGAGCTGTTAGGAAGGTCATTAGTTCCAGTTGGTGGTGAACAGGTAGGAGTTCAGATAGGAGATAAATATGTTACATATAGAAAAACAAATTCAAGAAGAGTAGCAGAAGTAGTTGCAGAAAGAGATGATGATATTCCTTTCACAGAAGTTGATGGAGAAGATGCATTTGCAAAATTGCACTGGATAAGATCAGGTCATAAATTCACTATTGCTGAAAAAGATAGAATTTTATCAGTTGAAAGAGAAAAACAGATTCAAATGTTTAATTTAAAATCTTCTGAAACATTCTATGCAGTTTCTGAAGCAGAAAACAATGAACTGATACACGGAAATGCAAAGCTAGGAAGACAAGGTCTTTTAACTGTGGACGGGAAAAGAACATATAATTTAGGTGTGAATTTTGCAACAGCAACGGGAGAACAAATTGTGGATGCTTTAACTGCAGCACATCTTGAATTTGAAACAGGAGTAACAGGGAAATATAACGCTAGAACTTTGGTAATAGATAATTCATTACATGCAAAATTATTAAAAAGTTATGGCACACAGGAATACAAAACAAGATTGGCTGTTATTCAAGAACTTGGATTATTTGGAAGAATAGTGCCTGTTAAGAATTTAATAAATAAAACTACTAATAAGCCAACTTTATTAATCTTAGATGATGTTCCTGAAAACTTCCAAACTATAATTGTACAAGAAGCAACTGCTGATGAATGGGAAATAGCAAGAACAACATATGTTCCAGTTGAAGAAAAATTGTCAGAAATAGTTGCATTTAGACCAGATTCGATTATGGAATTAACAACTGCATAGGAGGAAAAATGAAAACATTAATAATATGTAAGTTAGCTGAGGTATTTATAATACCTCAAATAACTACTGAAAAAGGGAATAGGCTTAAATTTACAAAGGGAACAACAGAAGTTGAACTTGATGCTGAAAACGTAGAAAAGTTAGAAACTTTTGCTAAAGACTATGGAGATTATATAAAAATAGTTAAAGGAGAAGAAACAGAAAATGTGAATTCTGAAAAAATAGTTGATGATATGAACAAGGAAACAAAATTGCAGGAAAAGAAAGCAAAATTATTTAGTCAGCTGGAAGAATTTAAAGATGAAAGAATAAAGAAAAAAGAAATAGTTGAAGTATTCAAGGATTATATATCTGATGAAAAAGAAAGCAAAGAAGAGCTTATAAGACAGATTGAAGAAAATATTGAAAAAATAGAGGAATAATCATGAAAGTTGAAGATGTGAGAGCGGGAATTTCGGAACTGAATTTCAAAGAAATAAATGGTGAATTTGTGATTTCTGACAGTATTATAAATTCAAAGATTGATGAAGCGGTAATATTTTTGGAAGATGTTACTGTTTCAATTCCTAATAAAGTTAAAGAAATACTAACTAAATATTTAGCACAGCATTTTTTGTTAATGAACTTGAAAGAAACTACAAGCCTTAATTTGCCTAATAATAATGAAAACTGGAAAGCAAGATTAAATGATTTAGCTTTAGATCAGACAATCCCGGGACAAAATTTCAGGGCATTAATAAGAAAATATACAGATGATTTTGCAACTGCTGATGAAATAGCAAATAAAAAACATCATGGACTTCATCTTTTCAGTTAGGAGGTAGTTAGGTGAAAATAAATATTAAAGAACCTGTTAAATTTGTAATACATCAAACAGGAGAAGAAGTAGAATTTGAAGCTGGAATGCAAGAAATAGATAACTTTGATTTGAGAATGGAACGTATAATTGCTCAAAGTGAAGGAAAGATAGAGTTGGTTGAAGAAAAGAAAGCAAAAGGGAAATAATGTCAAGATTTAAAGGAAGTTTTACAGTGAAGTTAAATGTTTCAGCTTCTATAAAAAAGGAAACTAAAATAAAATTGCCTTTACTGGTTATAAAAAGTGGTATTTTTCCTGATGCTAGACATTATGCTAAAAATATAACGGCTGTAAATCTTTATGCTGTGCTTCTTTACGGAACAAGAGATGGCAGAATTCCTTCGAGAAATGTGCTGGAATTTCTGAATAAATATGTAGAAGATAATAAAAATAATTTTGTTGGTATGTATCTTAAAAATAGAGATGACATTATGAATGCTGGAACAATAATTGGAACAGATATTAATAATAAACATAAAGCATTAATATATGGATTTAAAAGTCCAGGAAATGCTCCAAGCACAATTAAACAAAAAGGATTTAATGATCCTCTTATTGACACAGGAACTCTTGTGAAATCAATTGCATTCAGTATAAATGGAAAGGGAAGATATGGTAGAGGATAATGAATATAAGTCAGATTTATGAAAAAGAAAAAGAATACAAATTTTTTAAATTACTTTCTGAAACAAATGATAAAGGAATAATCAGAAAAGAATTTAAAGAGTATAAACTTAAAGCTTACATTGATTATCAAAGCTATAATTCAAGTATAAATCCAATTAAATCTATAGATACAAGAGAAAATTTAGTTGGAATTATACGAATTCCTACATTAGCAATTGATAACAATAAAGCGACAGAAAAGCTTGAAATAACAAATGGAGATTACATTGTTTATGAAAATAAGAAGTACGAACTGATAGAAGTTAGAAAAATAAAAGAGGAATTGAAAAATTATTATACTTTTTATTTAACTGACTATATAGATAATATAACATTTGATTCATATAAAACTGAATTAAATACGCTTTTCTTTAATATATTTACGAAGTTGGGGATAGAAGCAGCTGTGTATCATTCTTTTTTTCAGAATTCTTATTTTGAAAAAATTGAAAAACCATTTTTAACTTATGAAATTAATCAATCAAAAAGTATGAGTGACTATACAACTTTTAAAGAAGAAATATCCAAGAAAGATAAAATAGAATTTAAATACAGAAGTAATAGAACTTATAAAATGATGATAAAACTGTATGATAAGGATCAAGTGCTTAATTTAGATACAATTTTAAGTAAAAATAAGATATTTAATCATATTGTAGAAGATTTAAACTTTGATTTCAAAGATATATCTGAAATAGAAATACAGAAGTTAGATTTTATAAGTGAAAGTGACACAATAATAAATAATAAGATAATGAATGAGAAAGTATATAGTTTAGAGTTTACAGTGGATACATTCTATAGTTATGAAACAGATTATATAGAAAAATCTAAAATAAAAGGAAAAATAGAAAACGGAGGTTAAAATGAGCAGAAATGCAATAGTAAATATAGCGGCTATTAATGCGGCACTTAGTTTGACAACTAGAGATTTTACAAGTGTTTTATTAGTAACTAAAGCAAAAAAAGTTTCAAATGGAAGCAATTTGCCTAAGGCAGTCACATCTACAAAAGAATTGATAGATTTAGGATTTCAAGAAACAGATAAGGAAGTTATTTTAGTAAGAGATTTTTTTGGTGCTTCAACAAAACCAGATTTTATTTGGGTATATGGAGATGATACAGCTTCTACAACGTACACTTCTATCTTGCAAGGGTTAGATAGTCGTTGGAAAGGAAAATGGTTCTACACAGTTGTTCCTGTCGCAGAGGAAAAAGATGTAAAAGAAGCTTTGGATTTTGGAAAAGGGACATCTATAGACTATGTTTTCTTATTTCAAGGTGCATCTAACTTTACAAAAGAAGTAAATCTTAAAATAGCAAAAGAAAATAAAGTGGATAATGGATTTTATATTGCAACAGATAAAAATGAAGGTCAAATTACAAATCTTCTTGCAACAATAAGAAACTTCTTTCCGGGTTCTGTTCCATTTGCGAGTATCAAATTAAATGGAATTACAGGATCAAACTATACTTTATCTGAAATATTGGAGCTAGTTGGAAGTCAGAGAGAATCTTCAACTGGAGTTAATATTGTAACAGAAGAAGAACAAATGGTTATCCCTTATTATGGAAAGGCTATGGATGGAATAACATGGTTTGACTATACATTAGCAAGAATAGCAATAGATGAATATATGAGAATTGGGATAACAAAATACATAGTTGAAAGAAACACAAGGGGAGAAAAAATTTCTACAAAGGAAGCAGGAAGACAGCAAGTAGCTTCAAATGGTACTTCGATTCTTAGAGAATTTGCTACAAGAGGAATAATTTATGATATCGATGACATTATTGAAGAAGGAACAAATGCTTTTGAAGTGAAAGTTGTAAATATGAGCAACAGAGAAGTTGAAATTAAATATAATTGCTGGTTTCAAGGTGCAATAATCAAATCAAAAGTACAAGTTATATTAAATTCAAAAAATGGAAATTAGGGAGGTAAAGATATATGGCATATATGAGAGAGGGATTCATATTAGTAAGGGGTTCTGGAAGAGAACTTATAATAGATGAACTTGATGAAGATGCAGTTGAAATAGAAACAGCAGAGGATAAAACAAGTAGAAGAATGACAACAAGAGGTAAGAATATTTACTCCATTATAGCTAATGTTCCTTACGAGCTTACTATTTCAATTCCGCCAAGAGTAAAAGTAATGGAAAGAATTTTAGATTTTTTAAAATTTTTAAAAGATAACAAATATCCAACTTTGGAGATAGAAACGCATGAAACAATAGATGGTCAAACAGTGATAACATATTATGAAGACGGAAATGTCTTATCCGAACTTGATTCAGAAGGTGCTTTTACAGAAGAAGCTCCATCAAATACTTTAAAACTTGCAGGAACAAGAAAAGAAAAGAAAATATCATAGAGGGGTAGAAAATAATGGAAAATAAGCAAAAGAAATTACAATTTAAAAGAATAGAACCTGGAGAAAAGCCTTTTTTAGGAGCTTTTTTAGGAGAAGAAAGACATTTTGGACTTCCAAATAAAGTCTTTAAAGTTTATTTAGAAGGTGAGGGAGATGATGGAGAAAAAGGGTTTGTTTGTGTTCAGTTGATTAATCCTAAAGCAAGAAAATTAACAAGATTCTTAATAAATGCAGGGAATTTTACAGGAGCATTAGACAGTGGAGATTTTTCAGGAATGGAAGATGATTCTTTGGATAAATTCATAACTTTGACACAGGAATTATTCCAAATTCCAGATACTGTTGTGGATAAATTGACATTCATGAGCATAATGAATTTAATCATTTTTGCGACAAATATTGCAATAAATCCCAGCAGTGAATCTTAAAAGTAATGGGCAGATAAATTATAGGTTACAGTATGAAAAAATGGATGCAAGATTAAAAAATGCACATATAATAGCACATGAATTTAATCTTAATCCTTATGATATAGATGAAAACTGGGGTGATAAGCAAATGGCTGATACTTTAAGTTTTTTGAATGAACTTCATAGAAAAAAGTAGGAGGTGGGAATAAATGGCAGAAGCAAATGAAACACTGGTTTCTTTAAAAATAGAAGCTGACATGGCGAGTTTAAAAAAAGCATTACAGAGTATAAATACAATGATAAAATCAGCATTGAAAGCTCAGATAGACTTGACTTTTAATGTACGTGGAGAAAAGCAGATAGAAGCAATGAAACAGAGAATTTCTAAAGAAATAAAGATACCAGTTTCGTTTCAAAATAATGCTAAATCAGCTCCCACTCCTGCTCCAAAAACTCCTGTTTCTTCATCAACTCCAGCTGAAGGTGGTCTAAAAGGCTTCATGAATAAAATGAAGGATGTAGAGGGACAGTTATCATCAGTTGTAAATGGAGCAGTACTTATTGGGTTTACTAAAGGTATTGCTAATGGTATTGCTCAAACAGGAATGCAATTTGAAAATTTAAAAACTACACTTTCAAATGCTCTTGGTGGTGCAGCTGAAGGAGAAGCTGCTATGCAAATTATAAGAGAAACTGCTAATGAAGTTAAACTTTCAATCGATGAAGTGGGAAATGGTTTTAATAAACTTATAAATAGAGGTCTCAAGCCAACAAAAGAGGAATTTATTCAACTTACTGATGTAGCTAAATCGCAAGGTAAAGAAGTTGACCAGTACGTTGAAGCTGTTCTAGATGCAATGACTGGAGAAAATGAAAGATTAAAAGAATTTGGAGTAAAAGCCAAAGATGCAGGAGATAAAGTAATATTCACATTTAAAGGGGTCTCAACAGAAGTTAAAAAGAACGAGCAGGATATTTATAATTATCTTGTTGCACTTGGTAAAGTTCCAGGAGTTGCTGGAATGTCAGCAAAAGCGGCTGACACTTTTTCTGGGAAACTATCTGCTATACAATCAAAAATAGATGGAATCAAACTGGCAATTTTTGAAAGAATAGGAGAAGCTTTAAAACCTGTTTTAGATGTTGTTGCTAATGTTCTGGAAGGTTTTCAGAAATGGGCAGAAAAAAATCCTGAATTAGCTTCGGGATTAACTCTTATAATAATGGCAATAGCCGGATTGACAGGAGCTTTTTTAGTTTTAGTGCCAATTATTGTTAGTGTTGGAGGACTTTTTGCAACACTTGGAACTCCTTTGCTCGTTGTAATTGGAATAGTTGCATTAGTTGTAGCAGTACTTTGGGATTTATGGAATGGATTAATGACAGGAGAAAGCTATATTTTTGCTATAATTGATGGATTTCTTGAATGGATAGGTGTTGGAATTACTGTACAGGAAATAATAAATGCCATTAGTGAAGGATTTCAAATGATGGTGGCGTTCGTTGTAGATTATGTAGTTCCAGCTATTTTAGAATCGTGGCAATTTTTAGTAGATGCTTTAATGCTTTTATGGGATGGCTTTACAGATTTTATTTCATCAATAATTGATATTATAGTTGGTCTTTTTACTAATAATATTCCACTTGCGGCTCAAGGATTTGTAAATTTAAAGAATACAGTTCTTAACATATTTGACAGTATTGTTGCAGCGGCGGCTACGGCAGTTTCCAGAATTTTAAGTATGTTTGCAGATGCAGTCAATAAAATAGGGGATATGGTTTCTGGTATTCCTTTGATTGGTGGAGCAATAGGGGGAGTTGTAAAAGCAGGAGGAAATGCAATTAAAGGTTTATCTGATAAAGCAGCAGGAGTTGCAAACGATAGGAGAAGTTCTGTTCAAACAAGAAAAAATGAAATGAGTGCTAATTCTACTAAAAATAACACAGGAAAGAAAAGATTTAAAATTCCGGGTGGAAACAAGAATAAGGGAAACAAAACTGATCCATATGGGAAAATGAAAAGTGGAGCAGGTGGTGGAAGCTCAGGCGGTGGAAAAGGTAAAAAAGGAGGAAAAGGTGGAGGTGGTGGAAAAGGTAAAGGAAAAGGAAAAGGCAACAAAGGAGGCGGAGGTTCTGGAAGTTCAAAAAACAAAGAGAATATTGAGGAACAGAAAGCAATAGTTTCCGCAATAGAAGGGTTGCAGGAAGTTCTGAAAAAAACAGGATATTCAATTGTAAACGAAATAAAAAGGGCGGACTTGTTTGAAGCAAAAAGAAAAGCTTTACTTGATTCACAAAGAAAAGAAGGTGCAGCAGAATTATTTAAACATATAAAGGAAAAATTTTTAGGTGGGAATACTAAAGAAGTAAATAATAAAGTTGAGATAGTTTTAAATGGTTCAAAAACAAGTCATGGAATTAATGAAAATACAAGGCTTAAAGATATATTTAAAATACATTATTCAAGGTCAGGAGGATAGAAAATGAGTTTATGGGATTTAGATAAAATAGATGGTTTTTTTGGAGTGATACCATTTCATAGTTTATCAAATGAGATTAATTTTCAAAAAGATATAACTTCAAGAAAGACTTATCTAGGATATGAAGATAATGATCACAGATATTTTAAAGCTAAAGAATTGACCTTGGATATTGTTTTTTTTGGAAAAATGGCAAGATTGAAAATGGGAGCATTGGAAAAGTACTGGAAAGAAGATGATAAACAAGTTCTAATTTTGTTAAAAAGAAATCATGTGTATAAAAACATGGTTATTAGAGACATTTCAAGGACAGAAGAATATATAAAAGATGGAAATAATGTCATTGAAGCAAGTGTAACTTTTCAAGAAGTGCGTTATGGAGTTCCTGGTGGGAATTTATATGAAGATGTCAAAAATGTTACTTCTTCTGATAACATGTTTACTCAAATAGTCGGAGTTGCAAAAGATAAGCTTAAAAACTTTGTAAATCTTTACACTAGAGCTATAAAGTAGGTGAAAAAATGAAAATACAGTATAAGGAAAAAGAAGTTAAAGAGTTAATAATAAATAACAACTTTGTAGAAATTGCTTTTGATATTGATAATTTAGAAAATAAAACTTCTAAAATAGAATTGATTGCATTTGAAAGAAAAATAAAATTTGAACTAATTTATATAAATAAGAAATACAGTTATTTACATGATGAAATAGATCCTATAATTTTGCAGATTATGAATGTAGATAATGTATTGCTATCTACTTTGAAAATAGAACCTTATCAAGACTTGTTATATATTCCAAAACAGATAACTAATGATTATGATGATCTTATTTTATTGATAGTGCCTAAAAACAAAGAAGGATTAAAAAGTGATTTTAATATTAAAACTTTAAAAAACTTCACTTTTTTACTATTCAAGAGGTAAAAAGAATGAAAGATAAATTTAGATATATAGAAATAAGATTAATGTTAGCCGACAATGTTCTTATATATGATAATGATAACTTTAACATGGATTTCAGGCTTGAAGTAGACAGGACAAGTCAATCTAATGTCCTGGAATTAAATTTATATAATATCAAAGCAAGAGAAAAAGGGCAACTTAGTTTAGAATATGAATTTTTGAAAGCAAAACCAAGAATAGAACTTTATGCAGGATATAGGGAGAAAAAAGAAATTAAAATAAAAGATTTGATTTTTTCAGGCCAACTTGCAACAGTAAAAAATGAATTTTCTGAACTGGATATAAAATATAGTTTAGTTTGTTTTCAGGAAAAAGATATATTTGTAATGCAAACTTTGAATGTAAGTTATCCAAAAGGGAATAAACCAAGTTTCATAATAAAAGATCTGATTGATAAATTTGGAAGTAAAGATGAAATTAAACTTGGAATAGGGAAAATAGAACTATTTAAGGATTTACCTTATCAATCGAATTTTTCAAAATCAAATACCAGTTTACAAAAAATATTTGAAGATATTGCAAAAGATACAATGAGCATATTCTATATAGAAAATGGACTTCTTTATTTTTTGCCAAAACATTCTTTTATCAAAGAAAAAACTGAATTAACACAGATGGATTTATTGAATCTGACTGTGGATGATGATGGATACAGCGTTAAATTAGGTTTTAGAAATTTTAAAATAAATACACAGTTATTTATAGAAGGACTGGAAAAAGATTATGTAATAGATAAAATAACACATAATTGTGATGGAGAAGATGGAGAATTTACAACAGAATTGAAAATACTCGATATGGATATATTCGGACAAAATATGTTAAAGGAACTGGAAGAAATTAAGAAAAAATCTGAAGAGAAGATAAAAAAATCCGAAGAAAAGGAAGAAAAACAACAAGAAAAATCTAAAAAGGAGAAGAAATAATGGCATTCAGCGAACTTGAAAAACATAATAAAATGCTTATTCAAGATGGAATCAACGATATACATACAACATGGATAGGTAAAATTTATGATGTTGATAATGAAAAAAGAAAAGCAAGTGTAAAATTTTTGCAGAAGGCAATAAGAAGTTTGAAAGATGATGTTATACAGACAACTCCTGAAGATTTAACAGATGTTCCTTTATTACCAGTTTTTAGCAGTGACAGTTTTGAAGTATATGTTCCTTATTCTAATGATGACAAGGTTTTTATAAATATATTTGAAAGACCATATACTGAGGCTTTTCAATCTAATGAAATTTCAGAGCAACAGAGTTTTGGAAGGACAGAAATGGGATTTGCGGTTGTCATAAGGGCAATACCTTCGGATATTATTTCTGGAGAGCAAAAAAACAACAATAAAATAGTTATCAATAATAAAAAGAACGGAACAAATATTATTTTAGGAAAAAGCATAGAAATAACTGGAAATACGATAATAACTGGAAATTTGAAGATAACAGGCGATGTTACTATAAAAGGTAAACTGAAAGTTTCTGAAATAGAAACTGAAAGTGGAATAAAAAAAGGTGGAGTAGATTATATACATCCATAGAGGTGAGAAATGATAGCTTTTGAAATGAAAAATGGAGATTTACATTTTAAAGATAATAATCTTATAGTGCTAAATGAAAAAGAAAAAGCAAAACAGGATATAGTTGAACTTATAAAGCATATAAAAGGGACTTATGATTTAAGAACTGAAATAGGAATACCTTGGCTCGATTATATAGGTCAGTTAAAGTCACAGGAACGAGAAGATTTGATGATTACATATATGTATGAAAAAGTTTCTTCTTATAAAGGAGTAGATTTAAGTAGCATAATTATTGAAAAGTCAAAATCAGAAAACAGAGAAGGATTTTTCAGAATAAAATTTGATTATCTTGGTAAAGAAACAAAGATTGAAATAGATAGGAGGGAAATAAATGGCTGATTTTAAAATAGAAAACAACGGAATTGTTTTCCCTTTATTTTTAGACATAAAAAAAGCAATGGAGCAGGAAGGAAAAATACAGTTTGGAGATGATTTTGAAATAAATCCTGAAACATCGCTTGGACAATTTTTGGAAGTATTTATATATATGCTTGAAAATCAGAGTAAACAGTTACAGTTGCTTTATTCTCAAATGTGGTTACACAATAAAAATGGTGCAATTTTATCAGCATTTGGAAGTAACTTTGGGATAGAAAGAATAAAAGGAAAATATGCTTATGGAAATTTAAACATAGAAGGAGCTCCAGGTCATATAGTTGCAAAAGGATTTCAAGTAAGATCTAAAAAAGGATTATTATATCAGACAGTATCAAATGTATTGATAAACAATATTGGAAAAGCAGTTGTTCAGATAAAAGCGTTAGATTTTGGAGAAGAATACAATGCTTCTGAAAATGAAATTACTGAAAAAGCAACTGGAGATGAAAATGTAAGCAGAGTATATAATTCAGAAATAATAAGTGGTGGAACATTTTTAGAAAGTGATGAAGAACTAAGAGAAAGAATTTTAAATTTATCATTATCAAAAGGTGGAGCTGATATAAACGGGATAAAATCAAATTTACTTAAATTATCTCAAGTTGAGGATTGCGATATTCTTGAAAATTCCACAGAAGAGAGAAATGAGACTTTAAAATTAGATCCTGGACATGTAAGAATTATAATAAAAGGTCTTATTGATGAAGAAGTAGCATATACAGTTTTAAATACTATTTCTCCGGGCATTGTGACTGATGGTGATGTGGAAATGAGAGTAACAACTGATTCAAATCAAGAACGGATAATTAAATTTAAAAAAGCAACTAAAGTTGAATATGCAGTAAGAGTTAGAAATATAAAAAATATTTCTGAACATAAAAAAACAACAAAAGAAGAAATTATAGGAAATATCATTAAGGAAGCAGATAGATTTAGACTAGGTCAATATGTAAATTATGAAAAAATTCAAGCTGCAGTTTATAAAATAACTGATCAGTTAGAAGCAGATGTAGAAATAAAGAAAATAAATGGAAACTGGTCAAAAACAGATTTAACTATACAGCATGATGAATATAGTTTTTTGAGCATTAATAATATTGAGGTGGAATTATAATGGAAGCAAATGATTTTTTAAAACTATGTGGGAATATAGTTGACAGAAAAGGTCAGAATAACATAAAAATTTTCAATATAATTTCTAAAGGATTTGAATTGTATGATAAACATTTTGAAAAAGTATTGTTTTCTGATGTCATTGATAAATTACTTGAAAAAGAACTTGATTTGTTTGGCTCACAATTCAAAATTTACAGAAGTGGAAGAACAGATGAAGAGTATAGAAAATTTTTAAAATTATCATTTTTATTAAGATTAGGAAGAGTTGATTTTAATTTTATTGTTAATGCTATATCCATTTTTTTTAATATTGAAAAACATAGAATACAGATTTTTGATTATAATTCTGACAAAAATATTAAAGTACGTCACATTAAATTAAGGATTTTGAAAAAAGTAAATATTCAAGAAATTATATTTTTTTTAAAATCAATAAAAGCAGCAGGAATAATTATAGATTGTTGGGAAATGCTGGATGGAGAATTTTTAATAAACTGTAAAGGAGAAAAACAGAAATATATTGTTAAAAGTGATGTTAGATATGAATATGACAGACATGAATATAATCTTGATGAAATGTTGGAACTTAATGATTAAAAGGAGGGAAAAAGAGAATGCCTATCATTAAAAAATTTTTGCGAGGAGTGTATGAACATTCGAATCTATTTAAAATAAGAAATCCTTCTGTAGCTGTTGGAGACAACGAAGTGAAAGAAATTACACCTTTTAGGGGTGTTATACAGACAAGAGGTAGTGTAATAAGCTCTGATGATTTTAATGAAATGCAAAAAAACGGAGTATATTTTATTGAAACAGAATATTCAGAAAATTATGGTTCAGGAGTAGATGCTTATGTAATTAAAAATTTAGAAAGTGAACAAGAATTATTCGAAGGACTTAAATTGAAATTTGTAATTCCAAAAACAAATAACTTTGATAATCCAGTTGTTGTTTTTAAAAATAATAATTACTCACTTAAGTTTAATGATAATGAAAATCTTAAATCTAAAAGTCTTATAAAAGACAATATAGTAAATTTAATTTATACTGGAAATTATTTTTTAATTGAGTTGATAACTCAAACATCTGAAAACACTTTTGGAATAGCAAAGCTCTATTCTAACGAAGAAGCTGAGACTGATTCTGATAGAGTAAAAGAAATAATTGAAAAAAATACAGGCAACAATGAAGAAAGTGGAAAAACAAAATGGACTAAGTTATTCGAGACATTAGATCATACAAAAATTTTAACAGTGCGAGGACTTGTCAAGTTTTTAAGCAAATTGCTAAAGCCAGCGGGAGAAGATGATTATGGTCTTATTAACTATAAAAAAATAAAAGAAATAGCACCGAAGCCTGATTTGTCGCCTTATCAGCTAAAAACAAATTTTTGGAAATATCCTGATTCAAGTTTAAAAGTAGTAGGGACAAATAGTAATGGGCATTCGTACATAGGGATAGAAATTGAAATGTTCAATGAGGCAGGGGTTTATACTGGATCATTTCATACAAACGGAGGTCGTGCTTATTATAAAGTGCCTAATCGTGCAAGTGGTGGATGGTGCGAGATTATGGATAACCATGATATGGTAGCCAGGGATCAGAGAATGAACAATATTGAATATGATAAGTCAAATCTATGGAACAAAGCAAATGATGCGTGGAATAAAGCAAATGATGCACAAGTAAATAGAATTTATGAAATTAGACTTGCAGGATACGTTGAAGGATATGTCGGAGGAGTTTACACATGTACTGAAAGAAATGGATATGTAGTAACAGGAATTAAGAATAATGGCGGAAATGTGAGTGATGGTGATTATGTTCAATTTAGAGTTTTACAATTTCACAGAAATGGACAATGGCTCAATGCTTATTTTGCATAATAGGAGGTAAGAAATGAAATTTGAAGTAGATAGAACTGAAATAAAACAGTTTGAAGACGGTATGAAATACATTGCTATTTTTAACAAAGACAATAAAGACTGGTATGAGGAGCTTAAGAAATTTGATAAAGATACTTTAAAAGTTATGTATAATGCTGATACTCATTTGATACTCAGCATGAGTAAAGACGCTGCTACGATAGCTCCGACTATGGCGGGAGATATTGTTGAAGAAATAGAATATCAGGAATTAGAAATAGCTCCTGATAACTATTTTGTTAACGGAAAAATAGTAAAATTGAAAGAATGTGAAACAATAAAAGATGGAAAGATTGTATTTAATAGAGATTTTAAGCTTGATCAGATAAAAAAGGAATTATCTGAATTAAAAGTTGAATACTCTGAAAGCGAATTTTTGTTTAAAGGTAAATACTTGCAGAAAAACAGAGAAAAAGGTGACAGGGATAGTCTCACAAGTCTGATTTTGTTGCTAACAATAACAGGAAGAAAAGAAACAAATGAGTGGAAGCTGATAGATAAAGACACTAGGGAACATGTTTATCCAACTTTAACTCTTGATGACTTTAAATTGATGGCATTTCACATGCAGTCGCAACTATCTAAAGCTTTGAAAACTGAAAGTGAAATTATTGCTAGACTTAAAACTTTATCAGATGAAGAACTGAAGCTATTTAACGCAAGAGAAGAATTTGAAAAACTTTGGAATTAATCGTGAGGTTATTCGCAAGAAAAACACACGAATAAAAACATGAAAGGAGGTAGTATGCAGTTAGAAAAAGACAAGCTATATATTAGCTTTCACAGACCGAAAAGCATAGTAGGACTACTTATATCACTGCGGACACTGGGCAAATATAGTCATTGTGAACTTGTATACAATGACTATGTGTATCTGTCAAATCCTGGTGGAGTTCGTATAAAGCCTTTTATCTACAAGGACAATATGGATATATATGAATTAGACAGTCATATTGAAATACCAATTGTGCTTGAAGAATTTAAAAAACTGAAAGGTAAAGGATATGACTATGGAGCTATACTATTTAGCCAATTACTGGAGCTAGGAATAGAACATAAAGATAAGTATTTCTGTAGCGAATTATGTCTGCACTTAATAAATAAGGGACTGGACGATAGCTTGACTTACAATTTAAAGACATTAAAAGCAAGTGCATTTAGTCCATCAAAACTATTCAAGTATTTAAAATTTATGGAATTAATAAAAGAAAAGGAAGTGAGATAAATGAATATAGAAAAACTCATATGTACAGAAATTGAATTTGATAACAAAAAATACAAAGTAATTGGAGTAAAATTTGAAAAAGATAATATCATATTGGATGTAGAAGAAAAAAAGGAAGTGAAATAGTGGACAGATTTGAAAAATTTTTAAATTATATTTTCGAAGTTGAAGGAGGCTATACTAATGACGAGAATGATAGAGGTGGAGCTACAAATTTTGGAATAACTGAAGAAGAAGCAAGAGAATTTGGCTATACTGGAGACATGCGAAATTTAACAAAAGATTTTGCAGAGAATATTTATCTTAAAAAATATTACTTAGGAAATAAGCTGGATAAAATAACGGATGACAGAGTAGCTTTATCAATATTTGACTGGGCTGTTAATTCAGGAGGAAGAGGAATTAAAAAGGCTCAGATTGTAGCAAATAAATTTGGAGCAAACTTAGTCATAGATGGAATAATTGGAAATAAAACACTAGAGGCAATAAACAGTATAAATCCTGAAGCGTTTTTAAAGGAATATCATAAAATGCAGAGAACTTTTTATAAAAATCTTGCAGCGAAAGACAGTACACAAGAAGATTTTTTAAAAGGATGGCTCAATCGTGTAGAAATAAAAGAAAAATATATTGAAAAGGTGATGTGAATGAATATTGAAGAGTTAAGAAAAGAAATAGGAAATACAGTTGAAATTAAAAATAAAATATATGAAATAAAAGAAGTCGGAGAGGATAAAGAATACGGACTTTTGTGGATAAAAGAATATCAGCAGGAGGTGAAACCCACCTTGAAAAATAAAAAAATCTGTATAATTATAGGACACGGTGGCTCTGATACTGGAGCTGTATCGCAGGATAAAAAAGTGACTGAACTGGCTTACAACACTGAGATAGCAGAAAAACTTGCAAAAGTACTGGAAGAACAGGGATATGAGAATTTTATTCACAACAGAGGTTATGCAAGGATTGAAAATACAACGTTTATAAACAGTCAGAATCCTGACCTGGTTATATCGTTGCATTGCAACAGTTCGGATAATCTAACAGCAACAGGAACGGAAGCTATTCATTTTCCTGGAAGTAAGAATGGGATAAGATTTGCAACTATATTAAGCAAGAATGTGTCTGAAGCATTAGGAATAAGAAACAGGGGAGCGAAAGAACCTTATCAGGGAAGAGGAGACGGTCTTTTAAGAAGACTGAAAGCTCCTGCGGTAATAAGTGAGCCGTTTTTTATCAATATTAACAGTGATTTAAAATTAGGGCTTGAAAGAAAAAATGAATATATACAAGCAATAGTAAAAAGTATAAATGAATACTTTGAAATAAAATAAGACTTAATTTTTTGAAATTTTAAGTCTAAAAAATTTTATAGACTCAAAAAAGTGAAAAATTGAGTCTATAGAAAAAATGGCTTGTATATTTTGAATATAAGAGTTTTAAAATCAATTTAGGTATAAAAGGTTATCTGATAGAATAAAATACAAATTTGAACCTGTCAGGTGGTTTAAAATAAAAATAATATAAATTTAAAGGAGTGGTATTAATGAATGCACAATTACAAATAATTTTGGTAGGAATGCTGGCAGACTTTACAAGAAAAGAAGTACTAGAGAAAGAAATAATTTTTGGAGCAAAAACAGGAATTCAGAAACTGGAAGCAGTTAAAAATAATTTTTTCGTAAAATTTAAAGATTTTGTGAGAAAAGCTCAGGAGAGAAATAATCCTTATATCCCTGATAATATTGAAGTATTTTCAGAGGAATTAATGTTAAAAGGGGCAGAAGCACTTGAAAAAACTGTAAATATTGATGAAATAATACATAAAATACTTGGAGAAGAAAAAGTAGCTATTGGAATATAGGGGGATTACTAAATGTTAAAGGATTTGCAGGAAATAATAGATAATCACGGACTTTTTCTGATACTGTTTTTCTCGGGAGTTCTTTTTGGAGTAGTTGCTCAAAAAATGGTAGATAACCAGCCTGTAAAGCCATACCTTAAGAGAATAGCCGTTGCGGGAATGACAATGGCTATTGCATTATCCTTAAATAAAATTGTAGGGCATTTTAAAGCAGGATTCTTATATCCTTGGAGTCCTGTACTAGGATTCTTTGGTGAGGCACTTTTGGAAACAGTAAATCAAAAAAGATATGGAATCAGCACTGGATTTTTGGAACTGTTACTGGAAAAGTTTGGATTCGTGAAGAAACGGAGTGATAAAAATGAAAATATATCACAGAAGTCGTAAATTTCTTATAATAATGTTAGGGCTAGTTTTTTTAAACTCAGTTCTGACATTAAAGTTAAGAGGTTATCAAAGAAAAGAAAATCTGACAATGATAAAAACAGAATTAAGAAATAAATATCCTGAACAGCTTTTTAACTATATAGAAGAAAAATCTAAAAGAGAGGATTTATATCTTTTAATTGGGACTAATGTAGTTGTATTAACTATTATTTTAGGATTTGATAGATTTGGAGTTTTTGAAGAAACAGATGACACTATAAAAGCTAATAAGGAAAAAATAAAAAAAGGAATAGGAATATTTATATAGGGCAGTCGCAAAGATTGCCCTTTCTTTTTTTATATAATACTGTTCTGAAATTCAAACAGCATGAGTATTTCTGATAATGCCAGAAAAGTTCCAAAGTCGTCTTCTTCCATTATTTCATAGTCAATTACTTCAATAAATTTTACGTGTTTTCTACTTCTTCTTTTATGCTTCAACTTATACATTTTCTTTGCTCCATACAAGAAAATATCTTCTTGTATTTGTGTGATCGTATCACTACATTCTATATACTCAATTTCTTTAGTCACAAATTTGATTAATTTAAGCCATTCTTTTATATAAGAAAATTCATTTCCTGAAATGATATTTTCTATTATTTCAGCATCTATTTTTACTTTTTTCTCCACTTCCTCATAATCCAGTTCAACTGTCTCAAAAATGTGAAATAAGTCGTTCTCAATCTGTTTTCCAGTTCTTAATAACATTATAATCACCTCGATATATTATATCCTGAAATTTATTTTTTACAATAAATGGGGTATAATTAAAATAAAAAGAGGTGTATTTATATGTATAAGAACTATATCCACGTACAAATAGATAATGAGGTATTCAGAATCAATAAAAAGTACGAAAAATTTCTCTTTTTTTATCATATCCTTCTGAAAGAAATATTGACAGAAGAAGAAACAGAGCTTTTAAGAAAGTATCTTGTAGGCAAAAAATATGATAAAGTTTTTGAGATGGAAAAGTTGAAAGGCTTAGTACATCGCATTTCAGAAGAGGAATTCAATGAAAAGAATTGCAAATTCAAGTAAATTATGGTATTATAAGGAACATGAAAAAATAAAATATTGCAATTCAAGGATTATTAGTTGTGGTGATTAAGTATACACTTGGGTGCGCCATTTTATTTGTTAAAATTTTTTTGTAGATTTGCAGTTAGGAGTAGAAGTATGGGAAGTATTATAATACCGGAAGGATACACTTCCAGACAGAATATAATGGAAACAGAAATTGCTATAAAACTGATTAAGGATTTTTTTGAAAGGGAACTTTCCAAAGAATTAAACTTAACAAGAATATCAGCACCTCTGTTTGTAAAAAAGACGACAGGGTTAAATGATAACCTTAATGGTGTTGAAAGACCTGTTGCATTTGAAATGAAAGAAGCGGAAGGGGAAGTTATCGAGATAGTTCATTCATTGGCTAAGTGGAAGAGGCTTGCATTAAAAAGATATGGTGTAAATTCAGGTGAAGGAATTTATACTGACATGAATGCCATAAGAAGAGATGAAGATTTGGATAATACGCATTCGATTTATGTAGATCAGTGGGATTGGGAAAGAGTTATAGACAGAGAAGATAGAAATATAGATTTCTTAAAGGAAATTGTAAATA